AATGGCATGGGGTAAACAACAAGGCTGTGATGGCATGACAGTAGCAGGACGAAAAGGTTGGAAGAAAATCCTTGAGTCACGAGGTTGGTCAGAACAGTTTACAACATTATTGAAGGAGTTTTGACATGAGTGGTGGTGGTGGAAAAGGTGGAAGCAAAAAAACGGAGACAACGATACCTGAATGGGTACGTGCGCCTGCTGACAGAAACCTACAAAGAGCTGAGGCTGTACAGCAAATTAAGTACATGCCATATACAGGTGGTCAAGTAGCCGCACTAACACCTACACAAGAAGCGGCAATGAACAACAACATATCAACTGCACAAGCATTTGGTTTGTTAGACCCAAATAGCACGTTGACTGCTACAAGTGGAATGCCTGAACCAACAACATACGCAAATGGTATGAGAGGCTATGGCTCTATTGGACTATATGACCAAGCACTAGCAGAACTTACAGCTAGAGACCCTGCAAACATGGCGGCATACAACAACTTATTTGGTAATGCTGTACCTGCTAATGTGGCACGTTCATCAGGAGGTGGACGAGGTGGAGGAGGCGCACCTATGATTAATAGTCAGCCACGAGCAGTAATTGAAAATCAAACTAAATTTGGTGCTAATAGGTCAGAAGCAATTAAAGGTGGACGTGGAGGCAGAGGTAATGTAGGAGCAAGAACAGCTTTAAATAGAAATTATGTTTCAGTTGCTGACCAAAATGCGGCTAGAGCAAAACAAAGAGCTTACTCAGGACGTGTAAGAAAATATGGAGGTGACTACTAATGGCTAATCAAGGACTACCCGGTGGTCAAACAACTCCACCAAACATAAACAGCCTAGCCGCACAAGGTATACAAGGTGCAGGGATGGGTACTGCAATGGGCATGGGATACACACCTGAGCGAGTTAGTACAGCAGGTCAAAGTGCAACAGTTACACCACAAACTCTTGCAGGTACAAACATGCAACCTTACATGAACCCATATGACGATGCTGTAGTAAAAGCTAACGAAGCTGACATACTACGTGGAGCGCAAATGGGCATGAATAACTTACAAGGTCAAGCACAAGCCGCTAGAGCATTTGGTGGTAGCAGACATGGTGTTGCTATGGGTGAAATTGGCAGAGATACTGTTAGTCAATTAGCTCAAGCATCAGCAGGACTTAGACAAGCAGGTTATCAAAACGCACAAAATGCCGCTCTTGCAGATATACAAAACAACATGCAAGGACAATTAGCTAATCAACAAGCAGGAATTGGTGACATTAACAGAGAATTACAAGCATCAATGGCTAATCAATCAGCAGGATTGCAAGGTGCAGGACAAAGATTAGGTGCGGCAAACCAGTTAGCACAAATATCTAATCTCGGTTTTGGCATGGGTCAAACTGTTAATAACAACTTAATGCAACAAGGTATGCAACAACAAGCCATGCAACAAGCATTGTTTGATGCGGCACAGAAACAATATGGTGGTTTTGTTAATCATCCAGTAGCAGGACTAGGTTATGTGACAGCCGCTTTAGGCAACACACCTGTACCTGAAACACAGACAACTACTAAACAAAATGGTCTGTTTGATTACCTAACAGCCGCAACACAAATGTACGGAGGCTAAAGATGCCATTAGGATTGGGTCAAATTTTAGGTATAGGTTTGTTAAGCCAATTAGGTGGAGGACTATTAGGTGGTAAACAAGAAGAAGAACAGCCAACACAGATGGCTAACAACAGCATAGGTGGTGCATTTCAAGGCATCAGTAATTCTATGTTTAAAGGTATGAGTCAAGAAGATGTATACAGAATGGGTCTTGGATTTAATACGTTACGTCTTGAACCTGACCCAAATTTAGCATCACAATTTGAATCAAGAGTTAAAAGAATAAATGATGAAAAAGTTAGAGTAGCCGCCGCAGAAAAATTAGCAGGACAAAAAAACCAAACAGCTACTTGGTTAGAAACTATAGGTAGAAATGACTTAGTATCAATGCTACAGGCAGACATATTGACACCTGCCAAAGCTTTTGAGTTAGGCTCAAAAAAAGAAGAAGTTCCTGAGTGGAAACAAAAACTACAATACGCAGAAAAAATTATGGCTGATGGCGAAACAGGTACAGTAGCTGACATTCCTTCTTACATGCATGGTATTTTAGACATAGATGTTCCAAAAGAGCCGGATTGGATGCAAAAAATGACTGCTTTAGCTAATCCACCAACAGACGCAAACGGTGTTGTCATTCCTTGGACAGAACAACAATTAGAAGTAGGATTTGGCATAAAACCTGATGATGTACCTGTATTTCAAGCGGCATTTGAAGAAATCGATAGTTTAGCAAAACTAGACCCTACAACTTATACTCCTGAAGTTGTCAGAAAAATGAAACTTAAAAAATTAGGTGTGTTACTAGATGAACCATCGTCACCTAATGCTGTACAAGAATACGAATACTATAAAGCTAATACTACTGACAATCCACCAATGTCATTTAAAGACTATAAATTGTTAATGAAAGGTGGTGGTGTAGATGTAGATGTTAATATGCCCGGTCTTAATGAAAACGCTTACGGAACAGCCGCTACAACAGACTTAGTTAATGACCATAAAACACTTGTAGATGGTGCTGATGGACTTTTATACGATATTAAAGAATTATATCGATTACAAGACATATTAGATGAAGCAGAACAGGGTGATATTACATTTGGCATGTTAGAGCCTTTTTACACAAAAGCATCACAATTTGCAGAAGCTATAGGTTTATCAGATGGTAATCAAGCAACCAAAGTAGGATTGATGCAGTCCGCTTTTGGTGCTGAAACATTTAAAATGCTCAAAGTTTTAGGACTTGGTACTAAAGGTATTGATACTGTTCCTGAAAGAATATTTTTGCAAGAATCTTTTGTTGGTACACCAACTATGACAGTTGCACAATTGCAGTCAATGACACAAGCTAGGTTAAATGTTTTATTGGAGGCAGTTGACTCTTTTAACAAAAAAGTAGACAGGAGAACAGAGGACGGTAAAAATTCAGCATATTTCAAACTGTATGAACAAACGTTTGATAGAAATATTCAAAGATTAGAAATTCCCTTACGAGAAAAGGAATTAAAAAATAAAATAAATGAAACTGTGAGTAAATATTTTTAATGGCAACTTCACTAGCACAATATCAACAAGCGATAGTTAATGCTGACAAACAATTAATGGCGGCACAACAGGCAGGTGATACAGCATTGGCTAATGAAATATTATCAGATATAAATAAAATGGTTTCTGACATGAAACTTGAGCATCCTGATTATAGTCCTAAAGCAGTAGCTGATACATCTGTACAAGCATTAGATACACAACTAAGCGAATTACAAACTGCTGTAAATGAACAACCAGTAGTTGCAGAACAAACTATACCGGACGAACAAATGTCATTGCTTAATTCAGTAACAGAATTAAATGATGGCGCACAACCTGTAAACACACAACAAGCTGTTGTGCCTGTTAATGACCAACCGGCTGTTAATCAACTATTAGATGTTGCACAAAGTGGTGTTGAAGTATTAAACCCAAATCAGGAAACTGAAATAAATTCAGATGTTCCTGTGACTGCTACAACACAAACACAAGCACAAACTGAAACAGAAATACAGCCTGAAACACAGACGCAATGGAATCAAGAAGATGCAGTTATTGCACAATGGGGAGATGGTAAATTTATTATTGAATTACCTAATGGTAAATATAACTTTTTAGACCAACAAGCAGGATTAAGCACAACAGACCCTGAAATGATAAAACTAGCTATGGACGAATATGCCGCAGTTAGTCAAGGTCAACAGTATAACGGTATGACTACTGGTGACAGGTCAAAACTTAATTATTATGAAGACATTGTTAATCAAGACACATTTTTAGCTAGAGGTGGTGTTTTTCAATCAGGTTATTTATTTGTAGGTGAAGGTATAGATGAAGCTTATGAAATAGCAGGAAATTCATTTGGTAAAGACGGTGAAAAATTGCGTGATGAATACAATTTACGATTAAAAGCTTTTAAAGAAACAAGACCAAAAGAGTACATGGCATGGAAAGCCGCAGGTGCAATTTACAGTACCTTACCTGCTATGTATGCTTTGCCAACAAAAATGTATACTTGGATGGCTTCGTTGCCTCTTCCTTTAGCGGCAGTATCCGGTGCGGCAACTGGTGGTGCTTTTAATACAGCAGAAGGTGCAATAAGTGGATGGTTAGCTAGTGATGAAGGTCAAAGAGGCGAAGATGCCATGCAAAGAGGTGTAGACCAAGGTATGTTTGGTTTGATGTTAGGTGGTTTTATTCCAGTAGCACCGAAGTTTTTAGCGTGGGGTTGGCATTCTGTTAAAAATGGAATAATCAGAGACCCTGTTAAAGAAATATCTGAAAGTTTTGGTATATCTGAAGGTGCGGCTAAAATGCTTAAAAAGACAATTTTAGCTAGTGGTGAAAGTTTAGAAAATGTATTAAAAGAATTAAGACTTGGTGCAGGTTCACAAGCTATGGTTGGTGATGCAACAGAAGCAACTAAAACGTTGTTAGATATGATAGCCGCATCAGGAAATGAAGCCGCAGAAATTGTAACTGGCAATATATTAAAAAGGTCAGAAACAGTAGCAGGTTCTACCGATAGAGTTTTAAATAAAAATATAGCAGAATTGCCTTTAATACCGGGTACAAAAAAATCTGAAGGTTTATATCAGGATGCTAGATTAGTTGCAGAAAATCTTGCTAAGAAAACAGCACCTGCTAGAGAAAAAGCATACCAAAAAGCTTACAACACAAAAATAAATTACAATTCAGATGCAGGTAAAAAACTATTAGAAGTTTTAAAAAGAATTCCTAATGACTTAAAAACAGCCGCTACAAATGAAGCAAATCATATTTTGCAAATGGAAGGTAAAGAAATAGGACAAATGGTTTTAGAAGTTGGTCAAGACGGACTTTTAAAATTTAAAACACAACCTAACATGATGCAACTAGATTACATAAAAAGAGCATTAAGTGAATTAGCTTACGACCCTTTAAAAGTGTCAGGATTGTCTAAATCAGCCGGTACTATGCGATACCAATTATCAGAAGCGTTAAAAAAATTAAACCCTAATTATGCAAAAGCATTAAAACTAGGTCAAGAAAAAATAACTCGTGAAAATGCTATAGAGATTGGTGAAAATGCTTTAAAACCCGGCAAAGAAAATACTTACGCACAGTTAGCTAAAAAATTAAGTGATAAAAACATTGGTGCAGAAGAAAGACAAATGGTCGCTATGGGTCTTCGTGCTGAATTAGATAGAATGTTAGGCAATGTTAAATCTACAGCATCAACAGGTACAGAAATACAAGCAATGAAAAAACTTTTAGCTGAATTTTCTAGTAAAAATGCAAAGAAAAAATTAAAACTTATAATTACTGATAATAAAGAATATAACCGTATTGTTAAAGAATTAAATAAAGCTAAAGCAGTATTAAATTTACAAAATGCTGTTAATATAAATTCTAAAACTTACACAAGAACAGCTTTAAATGAAGAGCTTATGGACGTGGTTGAAGGTGGTGCAGTTAAAACATTATTTATGCAAGGAAATATACCTTTAGCAACCACAAGATTCTTAGATAAAATTTTAAAAATTAAAGAAATTACAAATCAAGATAGAGCTATTATTATGAGAGAATTAGCACAAGTCATGGTAGAAAAACGTGGTAGTGCGGCAATGAAAGATTTTAGAGATTTGTATAATGCATTTAAAAACAATGCTATGAGTCAAAGACAATTAAAAGAATTGACTGATTTAATGGCAAGTAGATTAGGAATGAAACCTACAGTAGCAGTTTCTGCGGCGGCAGAAGCATTTAAAGAGGATAACTAATGGCAGAATTAAAAAAAATGGATGATGATGAAGTACAAAGCATAGCCAAAGATGCATTAGATTCTGCAATATCTTTTGTAGAAAGCGAAATAGCAGAAGACAGAATTAAATCACAACGTTACTTTGAAGGTGAAGTAGACATTGGTCAAGAAGATGGACGTTCTAAAATTGTAGCTACAAAAGTTAGAGACACAATTAGAGCAATAAAGCCAAGTCTGATGCGTGTTTTCTTGTCAGCAGAAAATCCAGTAGAGTTTATACCAACAACGCAAGAAGATGTTGTAGGGGCAGAACAAGCGACTAAATATGCTCATTGGAAGTTTCAGCAATTAAATGGTTATAGATTACTTAATGATGCAATACATGATGCGTTAATAAAAAAAACAGGTGTTATTAAAATATGGTGGGAAGATAACACAGAAGCAGAAATACATTCATACACAAATGTATCTGAAGAAGAAATGTATGCCATCGTTAATGATGAAAACGTTACAGTTTTAGAGCATAGTGTAGAAATAGAAATGGAATTAGACGAGCTTGGTATTGAGACTGAAGTACCTATGCATGTGTTAAAAGTAAGTCATCAAAAACAAACAGGTAGTCTGCAAATGCAATCTGTACCACCGGAAGAGTTTATTGTAGACAGAAACGCTAAGAGTGTTGAAGATGCCTATATTGTAGCTCATCGTACAGAAATGCGAGTAAGCGACCTTGTACAAATGGGATATGACTTTGAAGAAATATCTAATTTATCAGGTCTAAGCTCTGACGATACGTATACAGACTCAGAAGCATTTGAGCGTAAAGGCTACGAACAAGATGAAGAAGACCACCACGCTGACCCATCAATGAAAAAAGTTTCTGTGACTGAAGCGTACATGAAGATTGACAAAGAAGGTACTGGTGTAGCAATGATGTATAGATTGTTACTTGCAGGTGGTGATGACAAGCTTTTAGAGTGTGAGCCATATGGTGATGTACCATTTGCAGTTTTTGAAATAGACCCTGAGCCACATACATTCTTTGGTCGTAGTGTTGCAGACTTAGTTATGAACGACCAAGACTCATCAACAGCTATGCTTAGAGGTATGATGGACAACGTAGCATTAACTAATTCACCAAGACAAGGTTACGTACAAGGTCAAGTTAATGTAGACGATTTAATGAACAATGAGATTGGTGGTCTC